GCGTTTTCTCAAACTGTAGGAAGTACAAAAACTGAACAATACAAGGCATCGTTTGAAACTGCAATTGATATAAGTCAATTCATGGATTATGAAGGAAAACAAATTCCAATTCAAATTCTTAAAGCAGGTATTTCAGATGAAATGTATGAGATGTATCCTGAACTAAAAGAAAAAAGAGTTGGTTTAGGTGTTGCGAACATTTCTATGGAATATCTTGAGAATCTTAACAGGTTCAAATTTACTGAAGATAAGACGGAAATTAAAAACCGAATGGTTAAGCAATTCCAAGCGTCTCAGGCAGGAATTTCTGAAAACCAATTAGATGGTTTCGGTAAAATCAATTTGGCAGAATATTTTGTAACCATTGAATGTTATGATTACTCCATTTCAGAAGATGAAACTGTAAATCTGAAAGATGGTGTGAAAAATATGATGGTTACCCGTATTGGTCTACAAGTTAGATTTACAAATGCGGAAACTGGTGTTGTATTCGGAGCATCAGGACTTGGAGAAGCAGTTACAACAAGAGAATTAACACTTCTATCAGACGCAACAGTCGATCCAGTGAAGTTTAATCAATCTACAATATCTATCGCAACAAAAAAGGCACTTGACATTGCTTGTGCCAGAATCTTAGATAGAATGATTAAAAAAGGGATATTCACAGAATAAAATATTTGGAAACCGATGAAAATTGAAAAGTTTGAAAATATTTTTAATGTTATTATTCATGGTATTAGTTTACCACGAATCACAGGGGCAAGTTGTTACACAAACATACATTGACCCCTGTGATTCAAAAACTTATGTTGTATCTATACCCATACAATCTAATAATGGTGTATTAGTTATAGTTAGAAACAAATCCAAAGTATTCACTTATCAACAATTCACCTCAGGGGAAGTAACCATTTGGATTAACGGAATTTTTTCAACCCCATGTCCCGCAAATGCGGTAGTAACCCAAACTGTCACACAAACTGTATCACAAGCCGCAGCCAACGCAGCGTCGTCAGCTGCCTCATCTGCGGCATCTTCCGCCGCTTCATCATCGGCAGCAAGTTCAACACCAACATCCTCATCGAGTTCATCATCACAATCTTCTTCAGGGGAGTCATCTTCTTCAAGTAGTAGTGAATCAGGATCGAGTGAGTCAAGTTCAAGTGAGTCGAGTTCTGAGGGTAGTTCTGAAGAAGGTGGAGATTCGGGAGAAAGTGAAGATGATAATTCAGATGGCAAAGGGAAAGGTGATAAAAAGAAAGTCGGACCAGTAAACCCAATGTTGGTTTCCTCGGACCTGACAACCGCACAGGGACCCGATTTGAAATATAGCGCCATCGCCTCCTTTGGTCTTAGTCAATCATCATTAGCGGGAAATGAAACTTGGGGTGCAAACGCCATGATTTGGAGTACCTTAGACCAATTTGCTTTGGGTGGGGGATATACAAAAATGAATTTTCAACAAGGGAAATTAAACCAAATCCACTCTTATTCATTCACCGCAGCTTACTTAGATGGAACTTATATGGGATTACTTGGATACACAAATATTAAACCAAGTGAAAAATATGGTACCTATGGATATAACGTTGGTTTAATAACTTTATTGTTGAAAGATACTGAAATTAATACCGAAACAAGAACAATTAAAAGAGTATTCAACTTATCTCTTGCCACCTCAGCGGTTGTATTTTGGACAAAACCATATGTCGTAAATACCAAACTCACATTATCTCCTCAAGTATTCTTAATGAACTCACCAATTTCATATAACCCTAAAACAGGTGAGTCAACGGTGAATAGACAATTTTCTTTCTTAGTCGGTTCCTCATTTGACTATAAAATAAGTAAACGATTCGGACTAAGCCTAAACTACCGAGCATTGGGTAACTCAAGTTCTCCAATTCTTAGTAATTTCTTGATTGGTTCAAGATTAATGTTATAACAATATGAAAAAGATATTTGACATCAGACACATAGTAATACTCATAATGGTGGGTGTAATAATCTTCTTACAATTTTTCGTTCCTCCACAAATCGAAATAGAAGAAAAATTGGTTTATGATACAATACCTCAGGAGGTTATTTATGAAGTGGAGGTTGAAGTACCATATGAGGTTGAAGTAGATAAAATTGTTGAGGTGCCAGCACCAACTCCATTAGTCGACACCGCATTTATTCTCAAAAATTTTTACTTGAAAAATTTCGTACAGGATACAATAATGTTGAGTAATAATCAGGGGGTTATATATTTGTTTGACACCATTTCACAAAATAACGTTGTTTCAAGAAAGTTTACGGCAAATGTAAAACCCAAGATTGTTAGGGAACCAGCACCTGAACCACCAAAAGTTAGAAACCAAGTTTATGTGGGATTGAACGGAGCCTTGAGTCATCAAGATTGGGTTAACTCACTTGGAACAAGTATATTGTTAAAAACAAAAGATGACAAAGTGTTCCAACTTGGCGGAGGAGTGGCAAATCGAACATTCGATGGTGTTACAGGTAAATTTTACCCATATGTAACAGGAGGAGTGTATTGGAAGTTAAAATTTAATAGAGAGTAGGAGTATTTATAAGAAATAACAACCCGATGGATTTAAGAGAACTTATCAAAGAAACATTAGAAGAACATTTGAACAAATCTTTAATTATTAAAGAATCTGTTGAAGTTTCACAGTCATTGAAATATCACGTTGATAATGAGTTAACTTTAACTAATAATATTTTCCGTGCATACTCTGAAAGTTATTTTGATTTGGTGAATGAAGTTAGAAAATTGTGGGAAGAAGGGAAAATTGACCTTAACGAAGAAGATACTTTGATGGTGGAATCAGATTTGGGTAAAAAAGTATCAATCAAAGGTAAATTAATTTATCTTGATGCTCCATTCATTTACGAGGATGAGGAGGAAGAGGATGTTTTGGAAGAGGCAAAACACAGAGGTAAAAATGTGAAGTTAAATAAACCATTCAGAACTTCAGGTGGTCCAAAAAAATTCTCAGTTTATGTAAAATCAAAAAGTGGTGGAATTAAAAAAGTATCTTTTGGAGACCCGAATTTGAGAGTTAGAAATGCTAACAAAGGAGCTGCCAAGTCATTCAGAGCAAGACATAAATGTGACCAAAAGAAAGATAGAACCACCGCAGGATATTGGAGCTGTAATGTTGGTAGATACGCCAAACAACTAGGTTTATCATCCTCAAATTCTTGGTAATGGATTTTCCGTTTGAACAAGTTGAAAAAAACGGTAAACTGATTAGGACGTTTACTACCGATGTTGAAGTTGAAGAACTTAAATGGCATCAAGACCTTAAGGATAGAAATGTTACAGTAATAGAAGATGGTGGATGGTCATTCCAAATGGAAAATGAACTGCCAGTCAAATTGTTTAAGTCCAGTCAAATTCACATTCCTAAATTTGTTTGGCACAGAGTCATAAAAGGACCGGACCAATTAGTGGTCGAAATTGAAGAATTAGAATAGAATGGAACCATCAGATAAGTTGTGGAATAGAATAAATGAATTTTTGGAGAATCATATATTCCAAATTGATTCGGATTATAATTTCGATACAAATTTCAAAATAAAACTAACAGGAACCAAAAACTATATTACGATTGGGCAAGAAACAAAATTTATTCAATATACTTTGTATATCTTACCATCTAACAAACAGTCCGATTTATACTTTAGTATGTTCAAGAAACACACAGGTGAAGAAATAGATATTTCAACCACATCTACCATTTACGAAGTAATTAGGTATAAAATTGATAAGTTATTAAATCGTTTTTTGGAATTGTTTGGAGTAGACGAATACGTGATTTGTACAAAAGTAATTAATTTGGTCGAACTGGAAGATTAACTTATTTTAATTTCTCTAAAACTCTCTTAACTGTTTCTGTTAACGCCTGAGAACTCATCAATACAACACCTGATGCAATCAATCTTTCCGCAATCAAAATTGCCGCCTCATCGATATCTTGTGTTTCCATAATAACAGATTGAATGTCTGTAATAATAGGAATCATGAAACTATATGCTATGGTGTCTATAAATGATGAGGAACCAGTACCCACAGAGGACATAAAATTTAAGAACGCTTCTTTCAACTGACTTCCTTTTCTTAATCCAACTTTGAAAATTTCTTCCAATCCCTCTTCTTTGATTACTGAAAATAATTTCATGGACGGTCTTTTAGTTTCAAAAAATAATGAAAATGCTAAACCGGCTAAAACCAACATTCTTTGGTCTTCAGTTAAATCGAAATTTTGATTCCTTAAAAATTGGTCTAATGGAATCACCATTCCACCCACAGCAGTACCCCAAGTTAGAAGCATTCTTAAATTAATGCCGTACGATTTGAATGCCCGATTTACAATTTGTTTTGTAAATGTATTCAATTGTTTCATGTAGTTTCCAAGCATCGATTTTTCTTCTTCAGTAAGAAGTGCTCTTAGTTGAGATTCTGTAATTAAAAATTCCATATAACAATAAATATATTACTTATATTTATTGTTATGAAAGGAACGTTGAATCCACCGTTAAAAGTCGGAGATAAAATTATATGTTATCACATGGAAGGAGAACTTGGAGTTCCTCCAGGAACATCAGGTAGAGTTACTAGTATTTCAAAAGATCCATTTGAGTTTGATTCGGATGAACAAATTATCGGTGTCGATTGGGAGAATGGAAGTAAACTAAGTATGATTAGTTCTACAGATGCTTGGAAAAAAATTAGTGAATAACGAGGGGAAGATTTAATCTTCCCTCCCGTAGTCATCTTCTATTCTGACGATATCATCTTCTCCAAAATAATCACCAACCTGAACCTCGATAAAAATTAGAGGTTCTTCTTGTTCATTCATTATCCTATGCTTTGACCCCAAAGGAATATGAATTGATTCTCCTTGATTTCTGAAAACTTTTTCATCATCCAAGATTATTGTTGCCGATCCTTGAACAATTGTCCAATATTCTTTTCGTTGATTGTGATATTGATAGGACAATCTCTGTCCTGAATTAACAGTAATTTGTTTAACTTTTGTGTACGATTCATCTAATAGGATTTCGTAAAATCCCCAAGGTCTTAATTCTTTCATGAAAATGTGTGAAATGATTCTATTTTTAGAAATGTTTTACCATTTGAGTTATCAAGTATTTTTTCTATATCTAAAATTGCTGTTTCCTTATCGCTGTATTTTTTACAAAATAATATTCCTTTGAAATATCCTAATCCGTCATAATATCCTTTATCGTATGGATTATAAATGACAAATACTTCTCTAACTTTTTTCATTTTTTAACCAATAATCTCCGTTTATATAATCGTTTATAGTTTTTTGTGGAAGTTTGGATTTGAATATTGCGTTCATTTTTCCTTTCGAATTATAATGGAATACCCAAGGCCAACCACATTTGCAATTTGCTTTCGAATCTTCCATATTATAATTTTATGTTTGTAATTGGAAGTATTCGTCAATACTTTTATTTGTTTGGTAATTTAATTTTTCTATCTCATTTGATAAACTTTTCAAGAATTCTTCAGACCAAAAACCCCAAGTCCTATCTTTTGACGGTTCATAATAAAAAAATCCATCAAAGTTGACAAATAACCCTACAACAATACCTGTTGATTGTAAACTTATTTCATAAGTTCTATTTTTTATTTTTTCTGTAACCTTTAACATTTATTTGAAGTTAATAACAATTTTAGTTCCGTAATCATCTATTTTATATCCACTCCATCTATTATCAAGAGCAAAGTATTTTTTGAAGTTGAATATTATTATTTCTTTACCCTTATGATAAGATACTAAAGAATTTAGTGCGTAATCTAATGAATATCCACCTTCCAATTTATGTTCGAGGATAAGTTCTGCAATATCTGGTTCGACATCAGTACTAAGTAAAATAACAACTTGCATAACTCAATTTGACAATGGTGCTTTGATGGTTGGATGTGACTGATAATTCAATAATTCAAAACATTCTGGTCTATAAGACATGATTTTTTCAATGAATGTTTTTTCTCCCAAATGTTCTTTTACTTTTTCATGTTGGTACCAATTTCTTTCCGTGATTTGAACTTGTGGCAAATCGTAAGGTCTCCTATACAATTGTTCTTTCGCCTGTTCAATGTGGTTCGAATACAAATGAACATCACCTAAGTTTCCAATCAGTTCATCAGGAACCATATTGACTTCTTTAGCAATGATTTCAAGTAATAGTGCATAAGATGCAATATTGAATGGTAATCCTAAGAATGTATCAACCGAACGTTGATTCCACATTAGTGAGATTGCTCTCTTCGGAACATAATCCAATGGATCAAGATTTTTTGTATATCCCATCTTTTCATATACCCTAACTTGTTCTTCGATACTCAACTCTCTAGTATAAACTTGGAATCCATAATGACAAGGTGGAAGTACCATTTGGTCTAACTCACCTACATTCCATGCGGAAACCATCATCCTTCTGCTATCTGGATTTGTTTTTAGTTCGTTGACTAGATTTATGATTTGGTCTATAGGTGGAACCATATCAAATGTTTCGGGACTTAATAGATTTATTTTCCAACTTCTCCATTGTTCACCATATATCGGCCCTAACTCACCCCACTTATTAGCAAACTCACTATTGGTTTTGATTTCTTTAATGAACTCTTCTTTTGATGGAACATCTTCGTAACCTAAGAAATTATTAGTATAGTTTTTATACGCATCTCCATCCCAAATATGACAATCATAATCCAATAAGAATTTGATATTGGTATCCCCACGTAGAAACCATAAGAGTTCCGTCACCATAGTTTTCCACGCCATCTTCTTTGTGGTAAGTAAAGGAAATCCCTCACTCATTTTATGACGGATTTGTCTACCAAAAACGGAAAGGGTTCCAGTTCCTGTTCTATCTTTTTTTTCTACTCCATTCTCTAAAATGTCTCCGAGTAGTTGTTGATACTGTCTTTCTATGTTCATTATTTATCAAAATCACTAAATTTTAATCCCCACATTAAAGAAACCATTCCCATTTCTCTTTCACATAAGGTTTTATTCCAACGAAATACTCGTTTCATATAATCCATACCCCACTTTTTCCATTCTTCATTTTGTTCCATGGTCATTGTCCATTGGGCATACCAATCGTCTTTTCTATCCTTAACATCATCGTAGGTTACTTGGTATCCTGCGATCTCAAACATTTTGTTGATTACATCTACAACAAATTGTTCTTGTTTCTGTTTTGTAGTCAATCGTTTTGTCATAATTTTATAGTTTACCAAATTGTTGGTGATTTTGTTGAATATAATTGGAAATGGAGAATCCTAACCAAATCTCTTTTAGAATAACCTTAATCTTTTGAATCATCTTTTTCATCTTCGTCTTCATCGAATAAATCATATCCTTTGTAATCAGGATGATTTTTATGCATGTAATCTATACCTCTTACCCACAGAACAGAAATAACTGGAAGTATTGAAAGTATGACCAAAATTGACAATAATATTTCAACTGATATAGTCATAAACATCTTCGTTTGTTTTATCCTTCAAATCATTATACTGTTTTACAAGTCGGTTTACATCACCCCAAATAATTTGGGCATTTGGGTCAATTTCCTTGATTTGTTCTACCAACTCCTTTTGTCTTCCTTGAGAAAAATATTCTCCTTCTATAGCATTTGCCAAATTATTAAGATGTTCAGGTGCAGTTATGAAAATTCTCAAATCATAATCTGTCCACTTTGTTTTATAATCATTCATCATGATTCCTTTGGTCAGTTTTACTTTCAAGTTATACAAAGTTTGGTTTCGAACTCTGATAATAGAATTATCGGCCCCAAACAAGTGCAAGAAACGAAGAAACCATCTTGGGCAACCTTTAGGTTTCGCTTCATAATCCATTGCTAGTACCAAAGGATACATTGCTTTGAATATAGGTCCGAGTTCTCTGTAAGGTACAGAACCCAAATATTTATACTTCTCGTAAAAATTTTCCGGAAAAAAAACCGCACGAATATCGTCCCAAGTGATATCCCTGGTATAAATCATTCCTTTTTTTCTACCTCTCCAAAATAGAAGGCTTTGTAGAAAATCCAAAGCTTTCTCATCAAAAGGTCTGTTGTCCTTGAATGGTCCGAATTTACTAGTTGTCTTCATATTGTTTAGGTAGTTTATTTTCTAATTTACTAATTTTTTTTCCAAATAACTTAAATATTTTGTATCTGATGTTTTCTACATGTCTCATCGCTATCCACTTTCCAACAACACTACCACCAACGTAAAATGGAATTACCCACCAATCACCTTCAAACAGAAGATCCAATGACCAATAAACTGACGCTAAGGAGATTAGATTGATGTAAATGGAATTGTACAACAATAAGCTCAACTTGTTCTCGTAAGTGTATTTTATCTCCAACACCTTAAAGATATTGAACATAATTTGAAACACCAAAACTAAAAGATAATATTTCATAATTTATTTTGGTTCTCCCATTCTTCGATAATGTAGTTTATGTTGTCTGAGAGGTGATCTTGCTTTGATAACCATTCAATGAATTCTTTAGTTCCCAAATCATAAGATTGTTCCATACATTTTTCAACCGAATTTCTATCAAAAAATCCAGTGTGTACAATGTGATTATCCAATATTTTTTCTAAACTCGGTTTCATGATTCTATTTCTTTTTGCCAAAATGGTTTACTATACTCAGGTCTGATTAATTTCCATATAAATGGAGAAACGTCTTTCCCGTTCAACATACTGAATAATATTGATGGATGTTCATATCTTTTCGCATTCTCAGCAAAATCCTTTGTGTCTAAATTTTTGGATTTCAGTTCATTGAATATCTCAGTGTAATCTTTGAGTATATTTTCATATCTGATAACCAAATCTTTAACCGTAGTTTTTACCCAAGAATCAAATTCATCAGGAACTCTATCCAACAACACATTCAAATCCTTATTGTCTTTCAAATATTCCCAAATGTCCACATTTGAAAACTCAGTCAATAATCTGTGAAGATAAACGTAATCTTCACCCTTTATTTTCATTCTAAGACCACTTCTGAATTTAACAACATAACCCTCCCTTTCTTTGGAGATAGAGGATTTGAGGTTCTTATAATCTTGAATTCCGTCGTATTTTTTGATTACAGGTAATCCCGTTTCTTTGTTTATCAATAATAATGAATCATGTTCGAGTTCTTTACCATTAGCATTACTAATCATCGACAAAACAACCAAAGATTCATCATTACCGTAATCACATACAATTCTATTCTGAGGGTAGATGATTTCGACTAAAGTAGTATATCCTTTCGGGATAGGCTCCACATTATACTTCTCATCTAATATTTGCCTTGCCCTTATTGATTGTGAAGAAGTAAATGACCCTTTACTAGCGATAATCCATTTACCTTGATACCAAAATAAAATACCCAAAGACCCATCAAGTTTTTCATATACTTCAAAATCTTCGTTGGGAATTTCAGAGGGAGTATGTTCCTCCAAATTGAAAAACTTATCAAATGATTTTGCTATCACATTACCTTGATTGTCCAAAATTAATCCCCTACAACTTTTGGTGATATTATCCCACAATTTTTCGTATTGGGTTTTCCTGGTGTAGTTGTAAATAGACAAAGAAAGGGTCGGATGGTCATTTTTGACCACCAAACCCTTTTCTATGTAATCATTCAATATGTTTAAGTCGAAGTTCATTTTTTTTCAGTATTCTCAAAGGTACTAAAAAAAATGGAATTAAACTAAAAAAATTTTTAATTTAATTTTGAATTAACATGTTTGTATTTGAAATTGGAAATCTAGCAACAGGTACTCTGATTTCTCCTTCTTCACTTGCTTGTTTAATCATGACTTCGTAATAGGTTTCCAAAACTTTTACTGTTGGAACGTCTTTGAAAGTATAAAGAATTTTTGAATGATGTTCTCCTTCGTAAACTACGACGGATTTGGTTTTTGTGTTAAAAACTAGTGTTTGTAGTGTCATATTTTTTTATTTTAGTAATATTGTTTTTGTATAACTATTCCGTAAGCAAAATTATAAAAAGAAACATTAAGACCAAAGGCTGGAGTGTTTACTCCTGATTCCAAGAAGTAATATTGATCATACCAAATAGATATACAGGGAATTAACCAATATTTTCCCGGAACTTTTCTAAGTTTACTGTGATTTACTTTCCATTTCATATTGTTCTTTTTTATAAAGATAAGAAAAAATTACTCAGAAACCAAAAATACTGGATTTTGTTCACCAGCATAAAGCCCGATGATGTTATAATCAAAAAATTCCATAGCCTCAGTCATGGTCATTAAATCTCTTTCACATAAAATGTTAAGGATTTTGTTTTTGGAATAAAGGATGCGAGGCCCGTTACCGAACTCCTCAACAATCCCAATGATAGCCTCGTCAAGTCCATCTAATATGATGGCACCTTCAGCGTATTCGTGGATGTCGTAGTCGTTGATTGTCATAGTAGTTAAAACACAAGTGAGCCTATAAATTGAGGCGACAAATAAATTACCAAGATACTATCGGATGAAAATATAGGTCTCACTTGTATATAACAATAATAGATTTTCCACTTAAAATTGTCAAATGAAAAAAATGAAAAAATAAAAGTATTTATAATAAAAAATAATAAAATATGAGAGGATACTTCGGATTAGGACAATTGTCCGCCACTGAAAAACAAGACATACTGAACCAACACAAAAGTTTGTACAACGGATACCAAACCATGCAGCCGCAGGTATCAAATACTCAACCTTTATACACTTACGATTTCGCAGGTGATAAAGAGGGTTTGGTCGTTAACAACAAAGGTGAAGTTAAGAAATATACAAATATGGGAATCAACGAACAAGTTGAATCCAAAGAAATGTGTGAACAATGTGGAGGTCGAATGACCGAAGGCGTTTGTGAGCAATGTGGCGACGGAGAAATGGAAGAAGGTGTTGGTAAATTAGACGACATTTATGATGTTAATGATTTAGGCGATAATGACTTTGACTATGTTGAAGGCGGTGGTAATGACTATGGTACATTTGAAAAAATGCACCACATGAAAAAAATAAAATCAGAAGGTAAATATGAAGACGATGATAATGACGAGGATGCAGTTGTAGGATCAGAAGACCTGCAAATCGATTCAAGTGAAATGTATGAAGATGAAACCGATGACCAACCTTATGAAAAAGGTAAAAGAGGTATGAAAGCATCCCGAGCAAGGGCTTCATTTACTCCAACTCCACAAGAAAATGAAATTCTAAATAACTTATTTGGGCAATATGGCGAAGACATCCCACCAATTGTAATCAGATACTTAAGAAAATTACCAAGAAAAACATTATTAAACCGTTTAGTTAAAGTAGGTCTTATCGACAAAGATTTATTACAAGGGAAAGAAACTATCGACGAACAAGGGTATACAGGTGGTGGAAACGCTCCTGGCAAGGTCATCACCAAACCTGCTTACGATTTTATTTCTGATGGACCAATGGCAGGTGGAGATGTTTACCCAACTGAAGGAGAAATGGAAGAACAAGCACCTGAGGATAAGATGAGGTATAAAAGAAGAGGGATTACTTATGACAACCTATTAAAATTCATTGACTATGAAAAAACTCAGTGGGATATGTGCCACGATTTTAGTGATGAATTCGAATACGCTGACAACATTATTTCTTCGGCAATCGATAATTTCTTCGCTGAAACAGGACAAGATTATGAAAACGATGACCTTTTTGATGAATTACATGACATTTGTAAAGATTGGTTCGGACCGGATTTAATTTCGGGTTATTACGAAGAATGTGAAGGTCACGAAGAAGAAGATGAAGAAGACGAAGATTTTATGTTTGAAGAAATGGAATCGGCTTTCGAAGAAGATGAAATGGAAGAAAGTTGGGCGACTGTTGCAAGAATTGCAGCACCAATAGCAATCAATTACGCTATCGATTCATTAAACAATGAAGAAGAAATCGAGGAAGTGGATGTGTCAGGATCTCAAGGAATTTATGGAGATATGGAACCACCTTATGATTTTGACTCAGAAGGACCAGGTAAAGCTGGACCATATCAAAGATCGAGTTATTATGAAGAAGAGGAGTTAGAAGAAGAATTTGATATTGATGAAGATTTACAAGAATCTTTCCACAATCAGAAAAACAAAATTAATGAAATGATGAGTAGAATGAAGATTATAAAATAAAATTCCCCTCCTAAGGATAGAATCGTAGGACCGACTCAAACGAGTTTCAACCCCATAGTAATATGGGGTTTTTTTATAATATTCTATGAAAAATGTGACTTTTCATACATTTTTTAATATTTGTTTATAAATTGATATTGTTATGGAAATCAAGGAAATCGTATCTTATTATTTTAATAATGAGACCAATTTAGTAGATGTATCATTCAGAACCATCGAAGATGATGAAGATGTTGTAAGAATCGATACAATAGATTATAGTGTAATAGAAAGTTATGGGTTTGACTTAATTGCAGAATCTTTCGATTTTTTTGATGATGACATTGAGGATGATTTATTTGAAGAAACAATAATTGAATTAGATGAAGATATCCTAATAACTTTTCTAAACGAATATTATATCGTTAATCCAGATTCAATACCTGGCCCTGAATTCTATTAAGGACCAACTCGAGTTAATGACATGGTCATGACCTGCTTTTCACCCAATTTACCAGAAAACCATGCCCCCGATGATTTTAATTGGAGAGTTTCCAATCCGTCATCTTCAATGATAAATTTCATTGGGACATAACTACCGTTTTTGGTGGTGTAATGATATTGAATGTATCCCGAATGAAATGGAGTTGTTCCTGTTATTGTATAAAAAATATAATTGGGATTTGTACCATAAAACCAAATGTCTTCACCTGAAGGAGTAACCCCTTGAAATTTCATTCTTACCGTTGAATAGTCAAAATGAATGTAAAAATTATTTATTTTAATTTCGTTAAACGGGTCAGGTAATTTGGAATTTTTGTACGTTGACCCTAACAAATACGACTCATCTCTAGTCTGATTTTGGTCGACATTCGTTATCTCCAATTTGGAAACAACATACTTCCCACTCAACGTGACATCTTTGATTTCGGTCACGTAAAGTTGGCATGAAGTAAAAAATAGAAGAGTTATTAGTATAATCTTTTTCATCCGCCAAATATAAAATAAATTTTTTGACAATACAAAATATTTATTGATATGATATTAGACATCGACTTCCTTATTGATTTTTTTAATAAAAATTCCTTTACAGGAACCAAAGATGAAATGGGGGAACAAGAAGCCGCAGCAGCACCTACAGGAGGAGGCGGAGGTAAAGTTCCAAAATGGGCTGATTCATATCCAATAACAAGAGGTAAAGCAAATCGATTGGGAGCTTCGGGGGAAAAGTGGAATACCGACCTTAAAAGAGGATCAGCCAATCAGATTTGGTAATTAACGTATATTTATAAAATAAAATATTAAAACTATGGTACAACCAAAGTATAGCCCAGAAGAAGCACTAGAACGAGTGAAACTGATGATGAAGTATGATACTTCAAAAACTTTGAATGAGAATAAAAAAGTCATATTTGAACAAAGTTATGTTGATCCAGCAGCCGTTGGGTCTGCTGCCGTACTCGGTGGCGTTGGAACATATGCTGGAGCCATAGCAGGTGCTGCCTATGGAGCCACTGCCGGAAGTATGGTATTTCCAGTAGTTGGAACCGCCATAGGAGCTTTAGCCGGACTTGGTTTAGGCGCTTTAATAAATTGGGCGGCAACCGGCGATCAAGGTGAAGATGGATTTAGAAAAGTAATGGAAGCATGTAATGCCGAGGGAGCATCTAAATTAGTTCCTAAGTTATCTAAAGCTGAAGTTAGAAGTATCGCACAAAAAATTGAAGATGCTAAAGGCGATTGGAATGACGATGAAGATGCAATCGTAAGTGCTATGATGGAAATACCAACAGTTGCCGATTTATGTGCAGTTAATAAGAAAATTGCTGGCGGTCTTGCAGAGTTTTTGGATAATTTAACGGATGATCCTGACGAGTGGAGGATGTTTACTCGACCTTTGGAAGGAATAATTGAAGATTCTGAAATTGTCTTAACTCCTGAAGAACAAGAACAGGGTAATGTGGATGGTGGAGCTGCTAGCGGAGGATCTATTACAGGTGGTTATAAATCTTGTTCAGGTACCTATAGTTACGGATGTAAATCAGATGCCATTAAAACTGTACAGGGATGTTTGGGTTTAGTTACGGACGGTAAGTTTGGTCCAAAAACACAGGCAGCTCTCAAAGCTAAGGGTTTTGATTCATTCACAGATGCTGACGTAAATAAAATTTGTAATAAAACAACTACGGTTGATTCCGATGAAGAAGATGTCGACCCTGAAGACCCAAATCAAATTTAATTAGAATATGAAAAAATTTTTAATAGAAGAATCAGAAAAAACACAAATTTTGATGATGCATAAGAGTTTGTTTGAGCAAGCTGATGACAAACCTATTACAGATGAGCAAGCTGATGAGAAACCTATTACAGACGAGCAAAAATTGAGAAACGCAATTTCTGTAGGATGCCTCAAAAATGGTTCTTTGAAACGTCAAAAATCTACAGGTAGAATTTATTACAAAAAAGAAAGCGTTAAACAAGCTGGTAAAATGGTTAGGTTTTTTCCTGACATGACCTACGAGTTTGAAGATGGAAGTAGTAAAGGAAAGTGGAGTTGTCCTCAATTGGCAGCCGCAGCAGCAACCGCAGCTGCTACCGCAGCAGTGACAGCGACACAACAAGCAGAAATAGATTCTAAAATCGCAACTGAAATGAAAAAAGGTTGGAAAAAATTAGAAACATTGAAGGCTGAAGGAGTTGATTTGACAACTTTAGATAAAGTTTTTGACAAACAAGTAATCGGTAATGTGGCTCTTTTCAGACCGAAAGGATCTTCAACAACTTTTACTTCAGGAACTTCAACCGCCGATTTTAATAATGACCAACAATCTTTTGTTGACACATTTACTGCTAAAGGATATAAATTAAATCCAACAAGGCTAGAACAAAATTCTTTAGTTAAAGTTACTGGTGAACAACTAGGAGCACCGGCAGACCTTTTCCCTAATGGATTAGTTATGTGGTATGATCCAAATCAACAATCCTCAATCAGAGGTGGAGAAAATAGTATTTTAAGTGATATCTTGGATAATCAATCTATCAATAGAACCACTTGTAGAAAAAATGTTAAGGATTTCTTCGAATTGTATCGAAGAAGAAATAGTGCTCAAGTCGATCCAGCAACAGTTGACAGAGCAAAAAGAATTGTACAAGCGTGTAGAGATGAGCATTATGGTAAATGGGGTGTTGCAGGCGGTAAAAACGTTGATGAAATGTTGGATATTTTATCAGGACGTAAAGAAGGAGGACCATTATCAACTGGACCAACTGCAATTTTCAGAATTAAGTAATTATAGATATGTTACAGAAAAAAATTAAAAAAAGTCTGATCGAGACCAAAAACAAAAAAGAATCTATTTTGATTGAACAAAAATTAATCAAAAGCAGAATCATGATGATTGTTGAAAATGAAGATAATATCAAAAATTTCAAATCATTACCCAAGTCAAAACAAGAAAAAATTGCCTACAAACTTTTTGAAGAAATAAATTATCTTCAAGAAACCAATATATTAAACGAGCAATTAATGGACTTCTTGAGTAAAATTTTTGGAAATGCTTTCGGTGGTATCGCTCAAACAATAGTTGAACCTATGGTTAACTCTCTTTTGAGTGGAATAGGACTTGAAGGATATTTCAAAGATTTTCTAGTTTCATTTATTACTTCCAACCCTGCGAGACTGGCAAAGGCTCTCAAAAGTTGTGACGAACTAACAAAGTTAGTCGCAGAATCTTTGTCAGAAGCGGTGTTTATGATGATTCAAAGACAACAAGGATTGGAAGGTCAAGGATATACATTCTTGAGAAATGCTTTAGGTGGAGCAGTAAAAGATACCGCTTTTATCAAAAGCATAGAAACCCAAATAAGTGGTATTGTTTGTCAGTTGTTCGGTAAAATGAACGACAAAGCATCAGGTGTATATGACAAACTTAAAACCGATGTTGGGACACAGGGTCTTGGAGGTATATTACCTTCATTATCTTCATTAACTGGCCAAAGTAAGTAAAATTATTTTGTGATAAACTGACGAGCAAAAAGTAAAGGGGGTGTTCTAAAGTCTAAGAAAAAGAAGGGTTATTTACCCTTCTTTTTTGATTTTACGACCTCGTCAATGATACCGTATTCGAGAGCTTGGTTACTATCCAACCACAAATCTCTACTAGCATCAATTTTAACTTGTTCAGGGTCTTTCCCACAGAACTCACCAAGTAAACCAAATAGAATATCATTCAATTTAGCCCACTCTCTCATTGTGATTTCAGCATCTTGGATATTACCCACAGCACCACCCGAAGATTGGTGTAGCATCGTTCTAGAGTACTTCAAAGAACTTCTTTTTCCTTTGGTACCTGCTCCCAACAATACAGATCCCATGGAAGCCGCCATTCCTGTGTTCACAGTTCTAATGTCACAAGCAATGTAGTTCATAACATCAACCATTGATAGTCCTGATTTCACACTTCCACCTGGACTGTCAATGTGCATCGTGATGTCGGTTTTATCAACATTGTCCATGAACATCAATTGTGCCTGTACAATAGTTGACATTCTATCATCAACAGGACCTGCAACCCAAATGATTCTGTCTCTCATCAATCTTGAGAAGATGTCAATCTGAGTAGCTCTCATCTCTCTTTCTTCAAGAATGTAAGGAGTCATAGACGACTGAATTTGATTTGAGAAGTTGTGAAGATCTAATGATCCTTTACCCAAATGGTTTACGTAATAATTTTGAAATTCTTGTCCGATGTTCATATCTATTTTATTTTTTACAAAGTTAATACATTTTTTAGTTTATCCAAAAGATTTTTGAAATTCTGTCCAAACGTTTAATAAGACCACGTCATCGTACATTATAGGTGGTTCATATGCTGACCTACTCATTGACATTTTAGCCTCCTCAGGGGTCTTATTATCCTTCTGTCGATTACATTTGGAACAACAAGTTACCAAGTTTGTCCATTCGTTTGTTCCTCCTCTAGATTTTGGTAATACGTGGTCTAAGGTCAAATGTTTTTTTGACCCACAATAAACACATTCATATCCATCTCTTTTGTAGATTCTGCTACGGTTTGGTTTATTCAATCTTGTCCTATGTTTGATATATTTCAAAAGACGTATGATAACTGGTCGTACGTATTTGTTATACCCAGTAATAATCGGATTTTCCCCAGATCTTACAACCTCTGCCTTACCTTTGGTTACCAACACGAATCCTCTTTGAACACTTGTCACATTAAGTGGTGTGTAGTCAAAATTCAAAACTAATACTGTACTCATTTATCAAATATTTTAACAAAAGTAATTCAATTTTTTTACAAACGAAAGGTGTGATGAATGAAAAAAATTTTATACCTTTGTCATGTTGATTTGAAGGAAGTACATCGTTGATTTTTACGATAAAGAATATTATCATTGAAACCGAAGATATTTCGGGCCTGTAGCTCACTAGGTTAGAGCGGCACACTCATAATGTGAAGGTAGTAGGTTCGATTCCTACCAGGCCCACAGATATTTAATAATACGCTCCTAAAGCATTGCTGGCGATGCGCATGACTTGTAATCATGATAACTTGGTTCGATTCCGAGTGGGAGCTCCAACAGTACTTACCACGCTACCCATAAGAACAGCGTCCCAGGGTAAGTCGTGTACCTCGATGTTAACCGTAAGAACAACACAGAGGTTGTATCGTGATATAAGTGAATAGCCCAAGGTATAAGCTAAAATCACACCCCTAACCTCTATTCAAATGACGATTTGATTATGTTAGGTTTTTTTGGAGAGATGGCAGAGTTGGCCGATTGCACCTGACTTGAAATCAGGAGTACCTGTGAGGGTACCGTGGGTTCGAATCCTACTCTCTCCTCATCATAATTGTAACGATTCGAAAGAATGACGGAACGGACGCTAAGAATGAAATGGAAACTGAAGGATTATCCTTGGAAACAAACCGTACAGACGTTACAATCTTTTTCACTTTGGGATGTTAGTAGAGTTGGTCACAATGTCGCCCTGTCACGGCGAAGGTCACGGGTTCGAGTCCCGTACATCCCGCAAATAAAATCATAATGGCACATCCAAACTTACATGCAAAATCATCCGCCAAAAAGTTTGGTGGAAAACCTGAGGACTACATTCATTTACATGAATGGTTAGACGAAACCAAGTCATGGTTTGGTGATTCCCTACATAGAATGTTTAGACATCATAGTGAGGGGATATTCGAAATGGAAAAAAGGTTTGGTACCGAATTCAAAAACTCAGATGGAAAAACGGTTTATACCCGTTATGTTGGTGAACAACATGTCAAGGAGGATTGTAATAACTACATTCCATCCGCAAAAGAATGGGTTAATAATGTTGCGTCCAGTCAAAGACCACAGTGGATGTTGAAGACCATCAAATTAGAATTCGAAGACTGATATTTATTTGTATGGAAAATATATTAACACCAAACGAAAAAAAATATTTAGGAAAAATATCAAGGTATCTTAAATCGATGGGAATGAGCTATGGAGAAATTCTATTTGAAATGGAACCGGACGACGACGAAATTTCATACAGGGAAAATTATTTTCCAACCAATTTTGAAAATAATTATACCGCAGAAATACCGGACGGCCTTGTGCCAATATTGAAAAAAATTATTGACTATGTTGATGATGAAGGATTATATGACGAGGTACCTAATGATGCTTACATCGATTATCAAAGATTCGAAATAACGATTGATAGTGATAAAAGAGAAATATCTTTAACACACATCTATAGTTTTCTAACTGAGGGAGGTTCAGAAGGTGTCGAATACGATGATATGATTGAAGAGTGGGAAGAAAAAGGAATTTTCGATGATACCGAAATTCCTGAAGACAATTATTTGGCCTTGAAGTATAATGGAGGTGGAGATAGTGGATACATCGAATCGAATTTTGAGAGTGGACAATCTGTACCACCCCCTGTAGAAGAATGGTGTTATCAACAATTGGAAGAAAACTTCGGAGGTTGGGAAATAAATGAAGGATCTCAAGGTGAATTCCAATTTGATTTTAATGAAAAAACAGTTATATTATCACACGCATACAACATTGAAGAGTCTAAATCCAACACACTGTGGGAAGAAGAATTTTAGAATGATTTATTAAATTTATGGTGGAAACAACAATTATCAACGAAGATTTTAGAAACTGCGACATACCAACAGGATTAACAATAACCGACCCACCTTACAATCAAGAATATTCATATAACGAATATAAAGACAAACTAAGCGAACAGGATTATATTGAACTATTATCCAAAATCCCAACTCCTTGTGTCATAATTCATTACCCCGAAGAAACAATCAACTTGTTACCAAAGGCAATAAACGCCAAGTGTGAACAGGTTGTTTGTTGGGTGTATAACTCCAACACAGGGAAACAAAGTCGATTGATATCATGGTGGGGTTGTAAACCTGACTTTAGAAAAGTCAGACAGGAATATAAAAATCTCAAAGACAAACGTATTCAAAAAAGAATTGCTGAAGGAAAAACTGGTGCAAAACTTTATGATTGGTGGGAAATCAACCAAGTCAAAAATGTTAGCAAGGAAA